AGGTGTTAATTTCTTAGAAGTTTTATTAGGGTTCTTCTTATCCCAAAATTGTTTTTTTACCATTTAACTTTATCAGCCCAATACGCAGCAGACATTTTGCCTTTAGCAATATTCTTCGCGTGACGTGCTTTAAAAGATTTTTGACGAGCAGTTGGTTGTCTGTCCCCAGTGACACCTTGTTGACCAAAGCGGATAGTCTTAACCTGTGAACCAACCTTAGCCACAACAACGTGTGACTTAGTAGGATGGCTAGGAGTCCGCTTTGGTTGATTATAACCAGAGACTCCAGCCCTTTTGAGGCGAGAATCTTTCATCATTATTTTTTCTTCTTCCTAATATCTCTTGTACCATAAATTGCTGCAGCAGCACCAAGTGGACCAAACGGTGCAGAAACAACACCAACAACTTTACCTGCTGTGCGTGAAGTCTTATTACGTTCAGCCTTAATTTTTGCTGTAGCAACTTGCTTTTGTCTAGGAGTTAAATCAGACCAAGATTGTCTTTTAACAACTTTACCTGCACCGTCACGCTTAACAACTTTTTTCTTAAGTGTTGATTTAACAGGACCAGCCATAACTTGTGCTCTTTTAGTTCCCATTACACCACCAGCAGGAATTGATTTACCTGCAGAAGGTTTAGCATTAGCAGTAGCCTTTGCTAATCTTTTAGCACCGTACATACGCTTGATTGCTTCTTGGTATTCTGGAGTACGACGACTCTTTGCAGCAGCAAGAGCCTTAGTCATACCCATCTTTTTAATTTCATCAATGGTTGATTGTTTAACTTTAATAGCCATAGTTACTTCTTAGGTTTTTTAGGTACTGCTTTTTCTGCAGGAGATGCAGGAACTACACCGTTTGGCATAGGCATAGGATTGATACCATTAGGCATCATAGGAACTTTAGTTCCATTTCCGTGATTGTATTTAGGATAGTTACATCCACAAGTTGCACACATACTATTTCTTCTTTCTCTTCATACCTGCTTCGCTCATAGCGATAGCAATTGCTTGTTTGCGATTAGTTACTACTTTAGCCTTTTTAGGACCTTTAGGATTTTTACCTGAATGAAGTGTGCCAGATTTAAATTCTTTCATAACCTTAGCAATCTTCTTATTGCCCTTAGACTTTTTCATTATTTTTTCTTGCCCATTCTTTTCATCTTGGACATAGTTTTTTTCTTACCGTACTCCATCATCATTTCTTTTTTAGATTCTTTTTTCTCGTGCATTTTCTTTGCACCTTTTGATTTATAGTTAGACACCGTATGCTCTTCCTGTTTTGTTTGATATATCTATTGCCTTACGAATATCTTTCGTTTTAGTAGTATCAGGTTGAATACCCTGTGCTCTAGCCGAACGATATAACGCAAGTTCATTATCCCATTTTTTTGATGACATTGTCAATCTTGTTGATGCCTCACCAGCATTTAAATCAACAGTTGATGCTTTACAACCGAAACATCCTTCAACATAATCAGGATGTGTACGTTCCCTATGTAAACTCATTTTGTCCCTAAACTCTTTTCAATTCTATCAATAGCGTCCTTCATAGAAGAACCACCATTATGACTTAACTCACCGTCAAGTCTATTCAATCTTTCCATTACACCTGGTATAGCATCCCTACCTGGACCACCAGGCTCGCCTTCCCAATCGCGGCGAAATTTTTCCAACCATTCCATCATAGAACGAATCTTTCGAATCGATGGCGCAATCACAAAATATACAGAAGCAAGTGCACTTGCAGTCGCACCTGCTACAAGAATGTTCTCTATCATCCTTCAAAGTTACTTTCAGTAATGCCGATGCCAGCGTTAATAAGTGCAGTCTTTTGTGTTTCTGTGACTTCATACTCGTGTCCTCCTGCATAGTACTCGCTAGCAGATGTTACTTGGTCAGTTGATGGAACTCTTAATTTATAATATGTATTACCAATTTTTAATACACTAACTCCACGAAGCAACTTGTAACGGTAGAACATACCAAAACCTGCTGGTCCTTCTAGAACTGTTGGTGGAAAAAACTTTGGCAATTTAAAATCCTTTGAGTAAGAGTAACCCCCACTTGACGTGGGGGCTACTGATAATGAATCTAACTACGCAGCGTTAATGCTGGATGAAGATTCAATTCTGTATAGTGCTTCTTCGCGGTAGCGTTTGAAGCCTAATACTCCGTACCAACCAATTGGGCGCAAGCGCATCAATTTGTCAGTTACGTTTCCAATCACTACGTGTGGTTCTTCAGCAACTGCTTCAGCAAGTGCTTGTTGACCAGCAAGTAATGTACGGAACACGCGTGCACTTGAACCACCGTCGGTGGCGTTGTACATACGTGGTGATTCGATGAAGTATGCTCCTTCGAATGTTCCAATTTCGCCTGCCCAGATGGCATCGTTTGATTGGTATTCGTGTGGCAATCTCCAAGAAGCAGAACCAGTTTCTGCACGAAGGTCGTGTGAAACTTCAGGGTGAATTGCACACCAGTACAATGAACCCTTACGTGGAACGGCTTTACCTGCACGTAGTTTTGCAACTGCTAGACGGATGTCTGCAGCCTTCAAGGTGAATCCTGCACCTGTGATGTAAGTTGTTCCAGTTGCACGAACTCCTGATGCGTTGCTTGCGTAAACTACGTTGCTTCCGCCACGTAATTCAGTTTGTACAACATCATCAATTGAGTCAGCCATATTGTAAGCAACAATGTTTGCAATTGCTGGGTCAACTTCTGCAAGTGACATTAATTGCAGTTTGCGTGTGGTTGTAACTGCGTTACCGTATTCGTTAAGAACAACAGTCACAGCAGTTGGTGTACCAATCGCTACTGAATCTGGGTCAACTTGTTCAGACAACGGAGTTGTTGCCTTTGATAGGTCGCTGTAGATTTGGAATACTACAGAAGAACCTGGCATTGATTGACGTGCTGGGCGCTTGTCTGCGACTGAACGTAGTAATGGTTGAGAGCGAAGTGCGAACTCAACTAAACGGTCATAAGCCTTTTGTACGAGACCTGCACCATTAGATGGTGAGAAGGTTCCTACGTTATCGGCTGATGTATATTGACCGCCACCAAGACCACCGTTAGTATTAGCAGAACCGCCTGAGAGGGCTGTATATGCCATCGGCATTTTATTTCCTTAGTTAGTAGTTAGTTAAACATCTCCACCTTGTTGGAAAATCATATTTGTGATTTCATCAGCAGACTCTGCATTTTGTAATCTTAAATACATATCATCCAAACCAGCAGGAGATTGAGCATTAGCAGTAACAGAATCGATTTGTCTGAGTGTAGCCAAATCTGGCTTCACATCATCGGGCGTCTGTACTGTTAAACCAAAGACATCAGCATTCTCTGCAATCCAGTTATCGATAACATCTGGATTAGCCTCAATATCTTGAGGAATGAATTTTGCTATCTTTGGACTTACGCCCTTGCTTTCAAGAACTGACTTGATAACGTTTTGACGTTGTTCAGTCTTAATCGAAGAAAGTTGTCCTTCCATTTCGGAAAGCATTTTGGATTTACTTTTCAACTCCTTACGAAGTTGTTTTAATAAATCGCTTTCTGATTGTTGACTAGGGATAACATCATCTTCGTCATCGTCCCAGTCTTGATAGTTGTTGCTCATCGCAACGCTCCCATTCTATTGTTGTTAGTCGCAAGCCTCACGCTAAATCTGGGGGGAATTAGAATGGCTCTTGCTACCAGTCTTGTTACTCTCGTAGGGGCTGGTCGGTCCTACCGAGGGTCTAAAATGCGCCTGATGATTTCTGCGCTAATGAAGCAGTTGTAGTACCTGCTTGTCCACCAAACGTGGCTTTTTCTCTTTCTTGAAGTTTCTTACGACGTTGTGAAGCCAAACCAAAGAACGCTTCTTGTTCAAGTTCTTGAGAAAGACCTGGTGTTTGGTCACCATAAATTTGTGCAAGTTTCTCAGTAGTTGGTTGAACCTCAGCAATATTTGCATACGCTTCTTTAGCAAGGTTACCAATCTGCTCAGTTGACATACCAGCAGTAGTTAACTGTTTCTCAAGTTGGCTAACATTTTCTTCAGCAACATTAATCTTACTCAATGCTGCACCTGTACGAATCTGTGCCTTACGAAGACTAGTTTCTAATTTGTTAATACCTTCAGGTCCTTGCATTAAAGCAAGAGCAATTTGTGAACGTTGTTTAGTTGGGTCGCCAACACCATAAGCACCCAAGTAATTATTTAACTGTGCCCTTAAAGTTTCTGGTGCATTATCAATTTTAGTGAACACATTATCAACACGAGACTTTGCTTCATCAATAGAAACACCGCCACCAATTAAAGCATTATATGTTTGTGGGGTAGCAAGTTCATCAAGATTATATTGATTAAATAAATCACGATAAGTTTGTTCAGCAGCAAGATATTGTGCAGGATTATACACTGGTAATCCTTGTGCTTTACGTCCTTCATTACCAGCAAAACGTGATTTGTATGCTGTTGTTTCAGGTAACAAAAGTGATGCTTCTTCAGCAGAA